AGGTGGTAACTTTATTGCTACTGACAAAGTTGGATTCTTTGATGCATTGTATGCTAAAACTGTTTTACCACAATTAGGTGCAATTAAATTAGAAGGTTTAGCAGCTAACACTGATTTAACTGGATTTAGTGCAGGTGTTTCTGCAGGTTGGGCTACTGAAGTTGCTGATGCAGCATCAGGTGATCCTACTACTGCTTCACGTTCTATTTCTCCTAAGCGTTTAACTGCTTATGTTGATTTATCTAAGCAATTATTGTTACAAGATAATTTTAGCATTCAAAACTACACAGTTCAATCGTTTATGAAAGCTTTTGCAGTAGCAATTGAAGCAGCAGCTATCAATGGTTCAGGTTCATCAGGACAACCAACAGGTTTATTAGGAACTAGTGGAATTGGATCAGTAGCAATCGGAACTAATGGTGGTGCGCCAACTTTAGCTAAGATTTTAGAATTAATCCAAGTTGTAGAATCAGCTAATGCAGGAATGAATGGTAAATTCTTAGTTAATCCTAAGGTTGTAGCTAAATTGAAGCAAACTGTTATTGATTCAGGTAGTGGTGCAATGATTATGCCTTATATGAACTATTTTATGGGACAACCTGAGCAAATCGCAGGTAAAGAAACTTATAGTACTTCTAACGTGCCAAGTAACTTAACTAAAGGTTCAACTTCGGGTACTTGCTCAGCAATTATCTATGGTGATTTCGAAAACTTAGTAGTTGGACAATATGGTGGAATAGATTTAGTTATTGATCCTGCTTCACAAGCGATTGGTGGTAAAACTAGAATCGTTATGTCACAATACGTAGGTGTTGCGGTTAAACAACCAGCAGCATTCGCAGCTATACTAGACGCAACAACTGTTTAATCAGTAATCAAGCGTGATTGGAAGTAAGGGGGTTCAATTCCCCCTCACGCTTCAAATGGAAATACAATTTATAAAAAGTCCAATCGGATTTGGTTTAGGCTATCATATTGGAGAAACAGCAACAATTAACGAAAATCAAGCTAATGAATTAGTTGAATTAGGTTTTGCAGTTAAGATTGAAAAAGCAGTAAAAGTTGAAGTAAAAACAATTAAAAAAGCAGTAAAGTAATTGGAAACATACGTAGTAATAACAGCACCATCAGCAGAGCCAATTACATTGGCAGAAGCTAAACTTCATCTTAGAGTAAACAACTCAGTTGAAGATGCGCTTATTACTGCATTAATTACAGCAGCTAGGCAATTTGTTGAAGGCTATACTTGGAGACCATTAATGACACAAACTATTGATGTGGTTTTTGATACTATCATTGATAAAACAATTTTAATTAATAAAGCTCCAGTGCAATCCGTTACAAGTGTAAAATATTTGGATGTAAATGGAACTGAGCAAACAATTAGTAGTAGTTTATATACAACTGATTTATTAAACTCACCTTGTAGAATTAAACTTGATACTATTCCAAGTATAAAAGATACATTAAATGCGTTTAAAATTAGAGTAGTTTGCGGTTATACAAGTGCTGCCTTAATTCCTCAGTTATATAAGAGTGCAATGCTATTGATTATTGGCCATTTGTACGAAAACAAACAACAGGCACAAAGCCAAACATTAAGTGAAATTCCTTTTGGAGTTTATACGCTTTTAGATATAGAAAATAATAAATATAATAGAACATGATCAAGCAAATAGCAACACAAGGAGCAACTGTAACTCCAAGCGATACAACATTTTTAACTAATCCTGGTACTTTATACGTTGGAGTTAGTGGTGATTTAACTGTAATTCATTTTGATGATTATGCAGGAACACCAACTGCAGTACTTTACAAATCAGTTCCAATTGGATTCTTTCCAGTAGCAGTTAGGAGAGTAAATGCAACAGGAACAACAGCAACTAATATAATAGTTAATTACTAGTGAATATTATTAGCGGTAAATTTGATATGACTTGTGAGCTATTTGCTCCAATTATCACTACTGATTCAAATAGTGGTGAGGTTGTTCAGTCATATTCAGGAACTGCTACAGTTACTATATTTTGTTATGTAAATAATAGGGCAAATAATGAAGCTTTTAATGATATGCAACGCCAAAGCAATACAACTACAACAGTAGATTGTAGATTTGGTGATATTGATGCATTAAGTGTTACAAATAGTTGGTTAATGAGGATTGAAGGTCAAATGTATCAAATAACAGGTATAGTTGATGCAGTTGAGTTTCAACGTAGAACAGTTACGAGGTTAAGTGGTGTTGAAAGGATTGGATAATGCAAATAACATTACCAAATGATATTGAGAAAAGGGTTCTTGATTTATTAGATAAAACATTTGCTAATTCAGAAAAGGATTTTACTACTTTAGCAAATACTGAGGCAAATAAAATTGAGGTTGAAATGTCATCCAAAGTATCAGTTGACAAAGGTAATTTAAAAGCAAGTATTGGAGTGGTAAGATCTAAAAAAAGTAACTATTTTTTTTGGGTTGGCCCACAATACAGCAATAAAAGTTCAGCGTTTCAAGGTGGAAACCACGCTCATTTAGTTGAGTATGGCACTAAAGAGCGTTATATGAAAAAAGGATTGTTAGCAGGTGGATTCACAAGGTCAAGCGGTGGAGCTGAAAAGTTTAAAGGAAAGCCTGAATATGTGCCATATGCTGGTAAATATTTAGGAACAATGGTATCACAGCCATTTATTAGGCCAACTTATGATTCAATGGGCGCTACTATCATTGAAAATTTAAAAAAAGGAACTGAAAAAATAGTAGCAGAACAAGGAAATAAACAAGGAATATGAGTACATCAAACGCAGGAAATATAGTCTATAATAAATTGGTTAATACAGTTGCTGTAACTAATTTAGTAAGCACTAGAATTAGACCAATGCGAGCTGCGGATGCTGATGTTTATCCTTATATTATTTACGAAAGTATAAGTAAACCAAGTTTACAATCTAAAGAAGGTAACACTGGGTGGTATAAAATGAGGTTTCAGTTAAGTATGCTTGCAACTTCATTAAGTTCAGTTCAATCAATTGCTGATGCGGTTAGAACGAGTATGGATGGTGCAAGTGGAACTATTGCAGGATTTACAGTACAAAGGATTACTTTTGAGGATGAACGAGATATCTTTAATGATAATAGCGCAGTGGATGGAGTTTATATGTTACAACAAGATTATTATATTACAATACAATTATAAAAAATATGGCAGTATCAGGAAATTATTTAGGATTATATGTTAATGGACAAAGAATAGCCTTAACAAAAAGCAATGATTTTGCTAGTAAAATGGCAATGATAGATATTACTACAAAAGATTCAAGTGGTAATAAAGAAGTTCAGCCTGGACTAAAAGAAGGATCTTGCACAATGGAAGGAATTTGTACAAGTGGCTTAACTAATTTATTACAATGGCCAGAGGCTTTTGATAATGCAATTTGGACAAAAGGTGGAACAGGTGCAGTTAGTGGAACTAAGGTTGCAAATGAAAGTAATCAAATATTAGCGCAAACTTACACTTTTGGAACAGGTACTCAAATAAAACAAACATTTGCAACTGCTCCAAGTGTATTAGCTATTGGTGATAAGGTTGTATTTTCAATATCATTAAAAGGAACAGGAACAGTAACCATTCAAGTAGGTGATTCAGTTGGTAGCACCACAAGTTCAACCATTACTTTATCAAGCACTTGGACAAGATATGAAGCAGTTTATACATTAGCTGCAACAAGTGGAATATTTGCTGCAGTAAACAAGGTAAGTGCTACAACAGTTACTTTATTTGGGCCACAAGTTGAAGAAAGCTTAGTTGCAACTAGTTACAAAGGAAGCCAAGTAACTTTATTAGACTTGCAAACCATAGCAGAAGCAAGAACAAAAGTAACTTTATTGTATTCAGATTATTTAGCATTAGATTTTAAACAAAGCTATGAAGGATTTATATCTGATATAGCAATTAAGAGTTCTAATGATGAGGCTGAAACATTTAGTTGCTCATTTATGGGAACAGGAACACAAACTATTACAAACGTATAAAGAATTAAATAAATATAACAATGGCATCAAATGGAAATAATGCAAGATTTACACTTGCTACAAAATTAATAAACCAAGTTACAAGCGAAGACTTTGGTTTGAAATTGGCAATGATTGATATTACAAGCAAAACAAGTGCAGGTAATAAAGAAGTAATGCCGGGTTTAAAAGAACGTACTGCAAGCGCAGAAGTAATATTTGAAACTAAGCCAGCAGGATCACCTGCCGATTTTTATTTCAAAGATGCAATTGATGCTTGGAACGCAGGAACTTTATTAGCTTTCACTTATTCATTGAGCGCAACAGCAGGTGATATTAAGTTTAGTGGAAATTTATACATTTCAGATTGTGCTGTAAAGAGTGCTAACGATGACAAGATTACTTGTTCATTAACTTTCGCAATAACTGGTGCAGTAACAATAGGAACAGTTTAATTATGAACGCATTGAAAATGAAACACGTTAAGCAGCTAATGGAGTTGCTTAACGTGAAAAATGCAAGCGAATTATTGAGCTACATAAGTAGCTGTTTTGCAACCAAAAAAGTATTATTTAAAGATTTGGATGAAACTATGCAAAAGGCAGTTTTAACTCAAGGTGAATATACTTTAGAAAGCGAAGTTGAACTAAACGATTACGATCAAAATAAATATTGGAAATTTGTTTCTAGTTGCATCCAATTAAGCGAAGGCTTAGGCGAAGTTGAAGCGGATGACAAAATAGAATCAATTAATGATTTGTACAAATTTGGTGCTGAATTTCAAAACGAAATTATCAAGCTTCAAACTATTGTAAGCCCAAACGAGACAGCCACCAACTAACTAGTTTACTTGGTGGTGATTTAAGTTATGATGATGTAAAATCATTTGCTTATGGTATATTGGGTTGGGATGAAATTAAGTTAAGTGAAGCTTCAATTGATTATTTTGTTTTTAGTTGCATAGGTTGGAAGCATAATGATTTATGGAACACACAAACAACAAATAATTTAAATAAAAGACTTGCTTATGCTTTTGCTGAAATTCAAACAGCACAAAAACGAATTGAAATTGAAAAATATTTTCAGTTATTTGAGGTAAAAGAAATTGATATAAAAGAAGATTTAAAAAGTGCAAGTGGGCATTTCCCAACTAATATATAAATGGCAAAAAATAGTAACAACATATTAGCTTTAGGGGTTGGATTAAATTTAGATCCGTTAAATCAAGATATTGCCAATGCAGCCAAAACTGCAAAGGAAGGAATGGCTGTACTAGGTCAATCAGTTGTAGATGGTGGAGCAAAAGCAAGTGGAGCAACTGAGAATTTAGGTAACAAAGTACAGTCAATGCGCCAACAATTGAGGCAAGCTACACAAGATACTCAAGCTATGGCTGAAAAGTTTGGCATAATGAGTACTCAAGCCATTGCCAGTGCAACTAGAGCAGGGGAATTAAAGGATAAAATTGGTGATATTAATACTGTAATTACTGCATTTAGTGCTGATTCTAAATTTACAGTTGTAGCAGGTGCTTTACAAAGTGCTGCAGGTGCAGCAAGTATTGTAACAGGTGCAATGGGATTACTTGGAACTGAAAGTAAAGCCACACAAGAAATGTTGCTTAAAGTTCAAAGCGCATTAGCATTAACACAAGGATTAGCCCAAATAAAAGAAATGGGTGCAAGCTTTACAGCATTACGAGCAGTTATAGTTGGTCAAGTTATTCCAAGTATTGCTGAAATGGGAACTGCTACAATAGTTGCTACAGGTGGTGTTGTTTTGGTTTTAGGTGCAATTATAACTTCAGTTATGTTGTACACTGATTCATTAGATAAAGAAGCTAATGCACTTAAATTGGTTAGCGATGAACAAGAAAGAAATAAAAAAGTTATTGCTGATACAAATACAGTTTTAATTGAAACTCAAAATTTAAGAACACGTGCTATAAAAGATGGTTTAGAGAAAGAATTAAGGTTAAATAAAGATAAGTTAGTTACTGAGCTAAATGAAAATGAACAAGCTTTAGCAAATGGCCAAATTACAAGTTTAACTTATGGTTTACGTAAAACTTATATTCAACAAAATTTTGCAAACGAAGAGCAAAAAATAAGAAAAGCAGCACATCTTAAAAAAATTGAAGATGACAAAAAAGCTGCTGCATTAGAACTACAAAATTTAAAAGTTCAAATATCAAATATTGAATTAATTAAAAGCCAGTATCAAGGTGGTGGCCAATCAAATTTGCCAGGATTAAAAGCACCATTAGCACCAACAACTCCAATTTTAAGTAATAAAAATAGCCCTGCAAATCAGATTATGAAACAAACTGAAGATGCAAGAAATGCTATGATTAGATCTAAAATAATATTAGAGGAAGGCATAGAAAATATGTATTCAGGACTAAAGCAAATTACTGATAATAGTATTGCTAATATATTTGGTACAGTTGGACAAACAATTGGAGATTCTTTAGCAGCTAGTTTAAGCGGTGAAACTACTGATATGATGGATGCTATTGGTGTGGCTATCGTAAAATCATTAGGACAAATGGCTGTTCAAGTTGGTTCAATGTTGATAGCAATGTCAGTTCCAATGATAATAGCAGGAATACCACAAGGTTATGCTTATGCTTTAGCAGGAACAGGATTAATTGCAGTAGGAGCGACAGTAAGTGGATTAGCAGGTAGAAAATCGCAATCAGCACCAACATCAACAAACAATACACCAACATCTAATATGACACCAAACTCAAACTATATAGGTGGTGCTAATTCAGGAAGTTTAGTTATTGAAGGATACATTAGAGGTAATGATATAAACTTTGTAAATGGTAAGAGTGGAAGTAAAAATAACCGTAATTTAAGATTTGGATAATGGGAGCTATAAGGTATCAAACAAACGGATTTAGTATTGATGGAATAGAATATAGAATATCAATATTTGATAAGTCTTATAGTGGTTCAATTGTATCTGATTTTATTTTAGATTCAAATTTTTTTGAATTGCGTTATGACAGTGGAGCTGATGAAAATTACAGCCCAATTATTGGAAGTGAATTAACTTTAAATATTCAGTTATTCAACAGCGCAGCAAGAAACGACACAACTTTATTTGCATTTTTAAAAAATATGATTGCGCAGAACAGCCAAACATATTATATTATAATAGAAGAAAAAATTAGTGGGAATTGGTTTAATTATTGGCGTGGTAATGTGGTTCAAGACCAAAGCACTTGGAATAACGATGCATTGGAAGGCGGAAAAACTTTTAAAGTTACTGCAAACGATTTTGCTTTTTTAAACGAATTACCTTTTGAGCTATTAAGCACAGCAACACCAAAAGTAGTAGCAGAGTATCCATTGCGCTCGTTAATGAATGCAGCATTTCAAAAACTTGGCATTTATGATGATTTTAGTGGTGATATTTTGTATTATTTCCTGCATAATATTAATTGGTACGAAACAACTATTCCTTTATTAGATAGGCCAACTACTGATATACTTTATTCAATATTAAGTAGCGATTCAAACTTTACTGAATTAAACGAAGATCAAACACAAAACACAATAAATTACATAGAAGTTTTAAAAACTATATGTATTATTTTTGGGTGTAGGTTAATCCAAAGTAATGGTAAATTTTGGGCTATTCAAATGGCAAATTATGCCAATACAACTGTTAAATTTTATCAGCGTGGAATTGATATGAATAATCCAACTGATGAAACAATAAGGCCACGTAAAGCAGTTGATAATAGTGCAGGGCCTTTAAAGATATTAGAAGGTGGAAGCTATGCAGGTATTAGGCCATATTACACAGTATTTGTTGAAAAACCAAGATTAAATAGTTTATTAGTACCTGAAAATAAAAAAGACTTAGACAATACTAACCATATGGCTAGTACTCAAAAAAGTATTAGGTTTACAGGTGGGAATAATAATAAAATAGAAATTAATTTTGATACTGAATCTAATTATACTGGTGACATTTATATTGAAGATGCTACTTATGGTAAAGTTAGAATATTGCCAAGTTTTTTTACAAAAACACAACAAAAGTTTATTGTTAAAATAAAAAATACTGCAGGTACATTTTATTACTTAAAAAATTTAGGAAATACTTTTACTTGGACAACTACTAGTTCAACTGTTATTTTAAACTTTCCATTAACAGGTTTATTTTTTGATGGTAAATTAGCAGGATCATTATTAACTCCAGTACTTCCATCTTTTGTATTTACTGAAATATATGTTGAGAATTGGAGTTATTTTGAAGGAGTTTATCCAATAGTAGCTCCTGGTGTTCCAATTGCAGGTGATGCATATTTTAAAGGTAAAGTAAGTGTTTTATTTTTAGAAAATGGAGTTGCAGGTGATACGACAACTTATAGAGCAACCATAAGCCCAAAGCCATTTGATCCAACTGAAAAACAAATAGAAACAGTTTATTTGTATGATAATAGCAATGGTTCAGAAAAAGGGTTAATGCGAGTTAATTATGGAGCTAATCCTGCTACTACAAATTGGATTGCAGGCTTATCAATAGGATCAACATATAGTTTATTAGAATTAGTTGTATTAAATGCTTTAGCGCAAAATAGAGCAGTAAAAGAAATTATTACAGCTACAATTAAAGGTAATTACTATCCACATCAATTACTAACTTATGATAGTAAACAATGGCACTTGAAACAAGCTACATACAATGCAGGTTATAATCAATGGAATGGCGAATGGTGGGAGCTTCAATATGATGAAACAAATATAACTACAGTTGCAAATGAGGCTGATGGTGATTGGCAAGATACAGTTTTAATAGGATAAATATGACAGATTCA